TGACTCGATGAACTGGGTGTCCTGGGCGCTGAGGCTGATTGGCTTCCAGTCCAGCCCCATCTCCAGAATCATAGGTTTATAGGCGTTGGCCACCCCCATGTGCTCGCCTTGGAACTCCGTCTTGAGACGACCGAAAGCTTCATCGGTGAGCTGCTGTTCTGTGCGCAGAACACCGCTCGTTACCGCTCCGTTGGTGAAGAGCTTGGCGGCGTGAGCATCCATCGCTTGGCCCAGACCCAGCGCTTGGCGAGCGTAAGCGATGGGGTTCAGTCCGTTGAGACCGTCCAGCGTGAACAATCGCACATGCCAGATCTCATCTTGAGTAAGCGTCTTCGTGCCCGACTTGAAATTGACGGTGTACTCAACTGTCCAGTCGTCCTTGAGCTTGGGGGTGACGATGTCCGGATTAAGCGGCAGAAGCTCAACCACATTGCCCAACGCTTTCACTTTGTAGGCGTAGAAATTGCCACGAAGACACAGGCACGCCACCAGCATTTCCCAGAATTCCTGGGCAGTCATGTAGCTGTTGGGGGCCATGGTGATCAGCGGATAGAGGCGATGCGCCGTTGCCGGCAGTCGAACCCGGCCGGTCTGTTTCAAAAGCCTGCAAGGCAACATTCCCATCGATTCGGCCAGAACCCGCACGCAGTTGAATACGACCAGCTGCTGCATAGCGCTGGTTGTAGTCACCCGTTGACCAGCATTGCTTTCGTAGCCGGCCCCCAGCGCCTGGGCAAGTTTCTCCGGTGTATCGATTACCTGTGGCCCGGCCTTTCTTCCAAGAAGTGCACGGAGCATCAGCGACCACCCCGCAGTATCGAGACAACCGACAAGACGATCAGCAAGAAACCGCAGACCGTCAAAGCCAGCGGTTCACCCATCCAGGCCCAAAGCCCCCGCGTCAACAAGGCCAAACCAAGTACGCCGACGAGATCAGGAGCAGCCTCTTTCAGCGCCTCCAGCTTTGTAGGTTTGATTTCATCGGTCATAGGGTTCGAATTCCATGTTTAGAGATGTGGTCTGAAAGGCTCTCAGCCACTTTCTCTGTAGCGTTTGCCGCGCCGACGGCCATAGCCATAGCGACGGCACCATCAATGCGGCCGGTCTTTTTGCGCTTGGAGAAGATCCTGTTTTCCTGGGCGTCGGCCTCCATCACAGCGGAAGCGACGTTCCAGGTAAGGCATGGGTTTGCCAGCACCTGGATCTGACCCGTGAGGATCAAGTCCTCCACCAGGTCAATGGAGTGAGTCATCCACAGATTCGACTCGCGCGCCGGGCGGAACCCTTGGCCATGCGGCACCAGATTCAACTCGATGCCCTGAGCCTCAAGCTCTACCTCCAGATAGGTCATGTGGTACGGGTCAAAAGCCAACGCCTTTATTTCGTACTTCGCGGCGAGCTCGCCAAGCCGCTTCGCGACGAAGGCATAGTTGATTGCTTTCCCTGGCGGCGCGTGGATGTGTCCATCTTCAAGCCAGATGTCATAGGGCACGCCGTCAATCGCGGCGCGATCAAGCAACGTGTCCTTCGGAGTCCAGAACTCCGCGATAGACTTGCCCTGCTCCGGGAAATACAGGTTCAGCGCCGTAAGGTCGCGCTTACCTGAAAGGTCGAGACCTCCATAGCAAACCTGACCGGCCAGCTTCTCGGGATCGAACTTCGTGCAACACGACAACCAGGTGTCGATATCGACCCAAGGGTTTGCCGCATCTACCCACTGGCAGAAGTTCAGGCGCCGAACGGTACTCGCCTTGGCGGGCATGCCCTTTGCGTCGGTGACTTGTTCTCGCAGATACTTCGGCTGGAACGTGTGGCCCAGCGATGGGTTTGCCTTACCCCAGCACTTCTCATCCTTGAACGGGTCATCGCCCTTATCCAGGGAACAGATAAACGCGAAGAAACCGTCGTTGAAGTGGCGGTGCCGTTTTGTCACGCCTTTGGCGCCGGCTTCACAGACGTTCACACCCAGCTGGTGATAGCTGTAGCAGACCGAGTTACGGTCGTGGCCGCTGTTGGTGATCATCAGGATCAGCGCTTGACGCCGGCCCTTGGTGCCCGCCCGCATGAACTCGACGGTCTTGTTGTTCTTGTGTTCGTGAACTTCGTCGATCAGTGCGCAGTGAGGACGAGGGCCGGACTGCCCATCGTCGGAACTGATAGGGCGAAAGAACGAGCCGGTCGCCAGGTAGGCCAAGTTCCAGACCTTCTCATCTCGACCTGACTTCTTGATTTTCTTCTTCAGCGACGGTGATTGATCAACCATCGCGACCGCATCGCGGAACAGGATCATTGCTTGGTCACGCTTCGTTGCGGCTGCGTACACCTCGGCGCGAGGTTCGCCGTCGGAAGTCATGCAGTAGAGACCGATCCCAGCCGCCAGCGGCGACTTACCTGAACCTTTGCCCGATTCAATGTAAACAGTACGGAAGCGGCGGAAGCCATCCGGGGCCATCCAACCGAAGATCGATCCAACGATGAACGCCTGCCAGGGCAAGAGAACGAAAGGCAACCCTTCGTGCTCGCCGCCATTAAGCTTGAGCACCGTCTTAAAATAGCGGATCGCCCGGTTGGCTTTTTCGAGATCCCAGGTCAGCCCACGCTTCGGGCCGTCCTCCAGGTCGCGCAAGTGGCGGACGCAGGCGTTTCGAATATCGGGCCCGGCTAAAACCTTGCCGGAGTACACCTCTTGAGCCCAGGCTGTTACTGGGTCGACCGCATAGGAAACCTTCTTGACCTCAATTGAAGAACTCGTCTTCAGGGTCTTTTTCTTGAGGTTCGCCAATGGCCTGGACCTTGGATCGGGCGGCGGGTGTCATGCCGAAATGAGTAAGGTAAGAGAGCAGCCGGCGGTCGGCGTCAGCCGCCATCGCCACCGCCGGGTGCGCTTTAATGAGCCCGGCTTCGGTCGAGTAGGTATGGCCCTCATCGGAAATAACTTTGGTCAAGCGGCGAACCTCGGCGGCGACTTCGCACAGACGCTCGAGGGTTTGAAGATCGGCTTCGGTGAGCACGCCCATGGACGTGGCGAGAGGGCAGAATATTTTCCACACTGCCTGTCCATCGGCCGTCATTGTTGAAGGCGGCGCCTGGTAAGATGCTACTGCGAGCTGAGGCTCCCGCTTGTTTTCCCGACTGGCACGCAATGTGCCGGTGACCTTTTTCTGGGTCGTCGGGGCGGGTGTTCTTCCCTTCAAAAAAAACTCTCCAATTCTGGCTTTTTGCGTAAAGAGGGTCGAGGGCGGTCCTATATGGCGAATTCCCGAACTTTTGACCCTCCCCCTAGGGGCAGTGGCGTGCCACACCGAGCCAACGCAAAACCAGCAGGAACCATTCTCATTTCCGTCGGTTCCAGTGGTGATTGGGATCGATGGGCAGCCCGTTGACGTCACAGCCGACCACGACGCCGGATTTCTCTTCACGTTGCTTGGCGCTGTCGTGGCAGGTCTTGCATAAGCTCTGCAAATTGGTCGCATCGAAGAAGAGAGTCACGTCGCCTCGATGAGGCTTAACGTGGTCAGCGATACCGGCGGCAACTGTTCGCCCTTGCGATGCACATCGACGACACAGCGGCTCATCCTGAAGCTGCTTCCACCGTAGCCGGTACCACTCCTTCGTCTTATAGAGGTGGTGCCATGGCGAGCTGTTCGCCATCAGTCAGCACGCCGAGGTAACTTGAAGTCAGCGAACCGATCAGCCAGGTCAGCGATCTTCTTCACACCGAGGAAGCCGATGAACACACCGGCCGCCGTGGCGAAGTTCTGAGGCAAGCCGAAGTACTCCAGCAGCGGGATCAGGCCAATGGTGATCAGCGTGCAGAGCGACGCTTCGAGCAGCGCCTGTCTCCGCGTGCCACCGCCATAGATGATGCGCAATGCACTGACGACGAAGGCCAGCGCGCCGGCATAGATCGTCGGCGCATGCTGGCCCAGCCACGCGAGAACGAGCAGCCAAGTGTCTGGTTTGTCTGGCATGTTGGGCATCCGGCTTCCTCCCTTGCGGGGAGCGAGGTAAGTCCGGCCCCAGCAGCACTCCCAGCTCGGAGCAATGGGTGTGGTGGAGCCGAAAACGACAAAGCCCCGCACAATGGCGAGGCCTTGGAATAGAAAGCAAAAAGCCCAGCGAGTGGCTGGGCTTTTGTTGTCGTCTCTCATAACGCGCAAGATCGACATGATGGGGTTAATTTACGATCAAAGCGCCACTACGGTCAAGCGGCATCTACGAATATTTCTTCCATGTCGAAAAGCTCGGTGGCGCTCACCACTGCGGACTCTTCCAAACGCTCAAGACACCGAGCAATTCCAGTCTTCCACCGGCGCCGAGTGGACTCGGGCTTCCCTTCCATATCCCAGGTGTTCATGTCGTAGAACTCAGCCGGCAACACGATCATGTCCGTGGAGCGCTTCACGTATTGGTCTCGCTCGACCTTCACTTCGGTCTTCCAGCCAGACGCGATCATCTTGCCCACGGCGGCGTGTTCCAGATCATCGCGCAGACCACGACTGACCACTTCACGGCCGCCGCGTGGCGCAACCTGCAACCCCTTTAGCTTGGGGATTGCCCAGGCAGTGACGGCTTTGTAGATGAACAACTGCGGAGCCGGTGATTGAATCCGACTGATGAGCCGACCAATAGCGGCGACTTTGTTGGCCTTGTGCGTTGAATACTTGGCGACCAATACATCCCACTGAGCTGGCTCAAGGTGACGATGCAGGATCGCGTAGAGGCAACAGTCATAGTCGAACTTGTCGCGCACAGTCAGCGAGCTGCCTGTACCACCTGAACGAAGGTCGGCGTCGATCAGCTTTTGCCACGACTGTTTGGTGCTGTTGTCGATGTTGTCGGCAGCCAGTACACGGACCAGCGTACTCATCACGTCCTTATAAATGCCCATGACTCAATCCCCTGTGAAGTTGGAGCCGCCTGCGCCGCGGCGGTTGTTCGTTTCGTATTGGTCCTGAGCTCCACCAATGGCCGGTGAGCTGCCCGACTGGCTGCGCACTCGGCGAACCACTCGACCCAACTGAACCACCAGGTCTTCCACCAGTAACGGTTCCAGTGTCTGGGCATGGACGAAACCGGAGGAATGACAGCCGATGCAATCGAGCTCATGAAGCAGGCCGATGATCACACCCTTTCCGGCACATGATGGGCACTCGGTCATCGGTATCAACCTGCGGACCAAGGCGGGACCATGCTGCTTTTTGATCATTTTTAAACCTCGCCCTTAACAAATTGCGGAAGTAGCTCGCAGGCCGCGCTATTCAAGGCGTCTACGAGGTTTTGCGAATCTTCATATCTAGCGCCTGTCTGCTCATGGATCGCCTTGAAGCCGCGCTCATCTAACCAGTTGTGCCACTTCACCAACGCCAGACGACGCTGTTCTTTCGCCTGGGTGTTGATGTAGGTCGACGCGATCTTGCCCAGCGAGTGGTTCAGCAACATCTCGCCGATGTGGCCGTCGACGCCGAGGTCAGTCCATGCCGTGCGGGCCACCTTGCGCAGGTCGTGACTGGTCCAGGCGCCCTGCCCCAATCGGGTGAACACGGCGCTGGCCTGGTTGTCACTCAGTGCTTTGCCTCGGCGGGACGGAAACAGGAAGGGTCCCTCGTAGCCTTGGGTGGACTGTCGGTCCCGGTACCGGCGAAGCAGCGCGCAGACTTGGTCAGTCAGTGGAACCCGCAACTCGGTCTTGCTCTTGGTGTGCTCGGCTGGCAGAAACCATTCACGCTCAGGCAGCGCAATATCCGCCCAGCGAGCCTGCCGGGTTTCGCCGATGCGGGTGCCGTGACACAACATCATCAGGGCCAGCATGGCGTCAGCGGGTGCACTCTCGAAGCGCTCAGTCAGCTGCTCCACCAACTCTGGCAACTGGACATCGCGCAGGCGCGCAGGCTTTGGCAGGATGCGCGCCGTCGTGAAGTGGATGAACTTGAGCTCGGCCATCGGGTTGACCGGGATCAGGTCCAATTTGCGGGCCTGACGGAAGGCC